GTCCAGACGGGCCGCTTCGTCGGCGGCATCCAAGAGCGTGGGGAAGTCTTTGGGGCGCGGGCCAGGAATGCTCATCGGGATCCCTTCTTCTTCCGCGATTCGCGCGGCGGCTCTGAGGTGGTCTCCGGCAGGTCCACCATCTGCACGATCGCCGGCACCACCTCGCCATGCGGATGCGGATACCGTTGGCCAGCAAACGGCACGGGCGAGTCGTGCCAGTCGGGGCCGAGGCCCGACACATCCTCGAATACGCGCCCAGTGGGCGCCTCTACCGCGTGGTAGCGCACAATGGCCATGTCGTCTCCAGCGCACACAGTCGCGTAATCGCCGCGCCCAGGCCGAGACTGATCGGCCCCATCGCGGCATACAGGTGGTGTTCTTGCGGGCCGGTCCACGTCTGCACAATCAGACGGGGCCCCAGTACGAACAGCACGACGCCGATCCCCCAGCGCACTGACGTCGACACACGGGGGTGCAGGAGCGTCACCAGCGCGCCTGTCAGCAGCCCCGCGCCGAGCACGCGCCAACCGTCGCGGAGCACCCAGGGATCCCGGTCAATCGTGAAGCCCTCGAGCGTGATCACCGAGGCGAGGATCGAGGCCACGGCGCCGAGTTGCAGCCAGGCGCCTGGGAGACCCGTGATCGGACTTCCGCCGCCCTGCGGATTCACCGTGGCCATCGCGTACAGCGCCGGCCACAGCGCGATCACGCTCACGACCGCCACGAGGACGAGGCCGGACCACGACCGTCGCGAGAGGCCGTGTATGCACGCCCACGTCCACAGCGCGATCGGCGCGACCATCAACCCGATCTCTTTGCTCCACGCGCCGATAACGACGCCGAGCACGGCCAGCCACACCGACCGGCGCCACGCGCCCACACAGGCGACGAGTAGGCCGAGCGTCACCAGCAAATCCGCCCGCCCGCTGACGTACGCCACCGCCTGGACGTTCACTGGATGCAGCGCGAACACGCCGGCCGCCACCAATCCCACCCACCCGCCGCCGAGCGAGGCGACAAGTGTGGTATTGGCGAGATGTAACAGGAGATTGCCGAGATGCGCCGTCTGCGGCGACACGAGCGACGGGCGCAGCGTCTCAAGGGCGAGTACGCGCGTGGGTGGCACCCAATCGCGCGGCTGCGTCGCCGCCTGCCGCGTCTGCGCGTCCTCGTAGATAAACGGCGCTCCGCCGAGGGGCGCATAGAGGCCGGCTACGAGCGCGAGGAGTAGCGCAACTCTCACCGCGCCAGCTCCCGATTGCGGGCGACGGCGCGCGCTACGGCGATCCGCTCAAGCGGATGTCGATCCAGGCTCGCGCGTTCCCCCTGCGCGTAGTACCACTGCGCCAGATCCCGCCGGCCTGTCAGGTGATACTCCCGCCCGAGGTTCAACCACGGGCGGGGGGATGCTGGGGACACGGTGAGCGCCGCCTGCCAGAGCGCCCGCTCACTCGTCCACGTCTGCACACGGGTGCCCGTCTGGAACAGGCCAGTCGCCATCCAGATCAGGACACCCGCGCGCAGGAGGGTCCGCATCGACGGCGTTAGAAGGCGCCGGGGATGCTGTTATAGGTGACTGGAGACGTCGTGGTCGCCGTCCAGGCGAGGCCGCTGCGTCCGTTTTCCGCCTCGCCGCCACACTGCCAGACCAGCCCGTTCAGCACATTGATCCGCGGCAGAAACACCGCCTGCCCCGAGCCGCGAGTACAGGTGGCGCCGTAGTCGGGATCGGTCGTCTGGAAATGGCCCGCGGCGCCAGTAATCACAGGCTCCGCGTTGGCGTGTGCCCGCGCGACGGTGCCGAGCTGGCCCCGCTGCACGGTGATGTTCGCGCCGCTCACCGAGACGATCCGCATCACCTCGTTGTCGACGTACACGAAATTCCCGGCGGTAAAGCCGGTGCCGCTCGCCAGGGTGATCGTGGTGGCGGTGGCGGTGATGGCCCCCGAGAGCGTGGTGCGGGTAGCGACGGTCTGCGCCGACGCGGGCAGGGCCGACACCAGCAACGCCAGGATGACCAGAATGAAGAACTGAATACGCATTGTCTGTGCTCCTCTCCTCGTCACCACTTAGGCGCCCGCGATGGCGACGGAATGCTCGCCCCGCTGCAGCAAGATGCCGTAGACGACGTCCGTGCGGCACTTCCACAGGTCGGTGTCGCCGTCGTACCACTCGATGTAGCGGACACCCACGCCGCTCTGCTCGTCGTACTTCATCGCTGCCGAGTTGACGCCCTCCGGCCGATCCAGCGGCACGATCGCCACCGTCACGGCTTCCTTGTTCCACGCGATCCCCTGCGCGAAGGTCTGCGCCGAGGTACCGAACATGGTGAGCGCCGCGTTATCCGCCGGCAGCGCGTTCACATTCTGGTGGACGTTGCCGGGGCCAACGATCGACGGGCTGATGGAGATCGTCATCGCGCCAGAGGAGTCGCTGACCGCAGCGGTGACGACGAACTGCTGCAACTCCGACAGCGTGGCCTTGGTGACCGGGTTCACCGCGTAGACGTTGGCGATGGTGAACCGCTGGCCCACGGTCAGGTTGGACGCGCCCGAGGACCAGCCATCGGTGATAAGCGACGATCCCGACTGGTTCGCGCCGTTGACGAGCGGCGTGCCGCCATACGTGCCGTTGGTATGCACGTAGACGTTCTGGTCCATCGACCAGTTGAAGCCGGCGATATACTCGCCGTCCATCTCCGCGTTGTCGTACTGGCTGCTGATCTTCGAGGCGCGGTTAAAGAACCCTTCACCGGCCGCGATGATGTCGCCTTCCATCTCCGCGTTGATGTGCAGGAAGCGCTGGCCGTTCCCACGCGGACACGCGAAGTTGGACAGCTTCACACCGGCATCGCGGTACGTGTTGTACGAGGTGGGCGAGGTGCCCGGGGTGCCGACCGCGTTGAACGTCGCCTTGCTGACGACCTCAAGGATGTCCTTATCGACCTCGTTGGCCAGCCGAATCATCGCCGGGCGGATGATCTGGTTGGCAATCGAGTTGAAGTCGAGCTTCCGTTCCTTCGAGGACATCGACCAGTCGATGCCTTTCTGGTAGTTCAGCACGAGCGTGTCGTACTGCTCGTCGACGTCTTGGCCGCTCCAGCCCTGGCCGGTGCGGACACTGAACTCTGCGGGCTTGCGGATGCGGATACTGTCGCCCTTCTGCGCGCCCTTCTGCCCGAAGAGCGGTTCCACCTTGCGGGAGCAGTGCTTCAGCGCCCGCAGGTTGTTCTCGAAGCAGTCAAGGGCTTCAAGGGTGACGTGATCAATCGTGTAAACGTTATTGGCCATCGATGGCCCTCACAGACCCGCGATCAGCCCGCCCGACGAAGCCCCTTCTTGAGTGCGCGATACTGCGCAAGGCTCGCCGTCTGCGGGTTGAAGCTGGTCGGAGTGCCGCTCGCCCCGACTGGCGTCATGGGTGCGGGCGGCGGTGTCATGGGTGGTGCGGGCGGCGCCGCTGGCCGCTTGGCCAGAGCCACCACTCGCGCTTCCAAGGCCCCGATTGCCCGCAGGTGGGCGTCGAGCGACGGCGCACGAAACAGCGCCTCGACTTCCTGCGGGTGGTTCCCGAGGAAGTAGGCGACGTCGTGGCCATGCTCGGCCGTGAGCAGGTACTGCACGAGCGGCCGACTCCCGCGCCCAATGCGCCTCAGGGTGTCGTGCAACTCGTGATAGGCCGCGTCGAAATCCGGATACCGCTGTTTGACGTCCGGCAGCTTGGCGTCCCACGCCGATTGCGCGGAGTCGATCTGAGCGGCGGTCTGGCGCGCGGACTCGACGCGGGTCCGCTGCGCCTCAAACTCACGATGCGCCTGTCGCGCTTCCCAGCGAGCGACGGCGCGGGTATACGCACTGTACGGATCGGGCTGATCCGCGAACTGCTCGAGCGTCGGCTCGGGATCGCTCGGATCGTGCGCGGCAGGTGCCGGTGGCACCTGCGGGCGGGCCGACTCAGGGGCGGGTGGCGCCTGCTGCGTCACGCGCTGCTCCAGCGCGGCGAGGCGATGCGCGAGCGCCGCCCGATCTTCCAACGCGCGCTTCATCTGCCGGTGATCCCGGCGCCGCATGTCCAAGCGGATGCCGGTCTCCGGATCGCGCCAGCGGTGATCTGGCCCCTGCTCGGGCGGCTTTACGGTCGCCGGCTCCGGATCGTCGGGCGGCTCCGGCGGAGCGCTGAGCGGATGCGCTGGCTCCGGCGTCGTCGCGACTGTCGGCGGCGCTGCGGGCGTCGGATCCGCGACCGGGACGGGCGGTTCTTTCTTCTGTGCGCGATAGTCGCGCAGGGTCAGGGTCTCGGGTGACGGCGTGGACGGAACGGGCGCGGCAGGCGTCACGGCAGCCGGAGCCGCAGGAGCCGGTGCGCTAGTGGTCGGGTCGGTCACAAATCCCCTGAAACGCAAAAAGGCCCGGCGGGTGCTCCCTCGAAGCGAGGAAGTCCCACCGGGCCTCGGTTGATGCCGTTCGGCCCAGCGTCTGCTGGATCGCTACATTGTTAGAAGGCCGCGCACGCCGCCGCGCGAGCGTACAGCCGTGTCAAGCCTACGCGCTACTTCCCACACTTGTCAAGGACATGTCGAAACCTGGATGTCGATAAGTCGATATCGTCCGCAACCTCGAGCGGCGATACCTTCGCTCGCCTAAACGTCAACTTCGGCTTCACGTCCTGCACGATGCCGTCCCGATCCAGATTGATCTCGAGCGACGACGGCCGCACGCCCTGCAAGCCAAGCTGCTGGACGATCTGATCCACGAGCGTTTGCACCTGCGGGGTGAGGGTCACGCTAGCACCCCCGCTTACCGCCCTTCTTGCGTCCCATGCTCGCCCTCCTCGCGACCGTCATCTGCCTGCGCCGCCTGAAACGCCCGATCCGTCGCAGCGTGCCGCGTCTCCGCCTCCAAGTCTGACAACTTCAGCAACCGCTTCGTCTCTTCCTGGAGCAGCACCTTCGCCGACGCCGCATCCAGTTCCGCGGCGGCCTTAATCAGATCCGCGCGTACCTGCATGGCCGTGGTCTCGGCGCCGATGCGCGCGATCTCGAGCTTGACGGCGTCGCCCTCGCGCTGCTTCACCAAATCGCCCTCGATCTTGATCTGGTCGGTCTGGATGGCCTGTCGCAGGCCGCTGATGACCTGCCCCATTTCCTGCATCTTGGCCTCGGCCTGTTGCAGCATGTGCCGCATCTGGTCCGGGTCCATCTCGTCGCCCTGCTCGCCCTTGAGGTTAGGCGGGAGCGCGGCATCAAGCCGATCGGCCATCTCTTGGGAGCCTGGGATGTCCATATCTCGCACCGCCAGCGGCGCAATCGAGGCGGCCATCGTTTCCGGCAACACCTTCATCAGCTCGAGTTTGGTCTGCGCCGATTCCTGCCGGCGGGTCGTGTAGGCCGCGCCGAGATCGACCACGATGTCGTACCGCCCCGCGCCCCATGTGAACATGCCCTGAATGCCCCGGCGCGTCTTGGCGCTCTTGCGCTTCCACGGGCCGCCGACCGTCACCGGATCGATCGGCTTGTCGTCCTCGCCCAGCAGTCGCAGGATGCGACCAGTGCGGTAATAGACCTTCGGGATCGCCCCCACCAGTAGCATCCCCTCAAACAGCAGCGCGGCCCGGTAGTTGTCCTTGTAGTTGATGGACGATTCCGCCTGCGCTTCCTTGCGCGCTAGAATCGCCCGGCCGCTCTGGTCGGTGTTCTTCCGGCTCGGGTCGGTGGCGTCATACCAGCCGGTCGTGGTGCGCAGATCCTGCTTGTCGGAATCCCGGGCGACCACCAGCGCCTGGATCTTGGCAGGATCGGTAAACTGGGCGACTTGGGGCTGCTTGTATTCGCGGCCCTCCGGTCCCCATTGCACCCACGGCAGGACCGGCTCTGCATTCGACGGCGAGCGCTTCCAGATGTCCTTGTACGGCTCGATCGCCTCGGCGGGCGCCATGACCTTGGACTTGGGCGCCAGCGCCAACTCGTAGGCCAGTTCCGAGGAGTGGTAGTTGTACATCCGCTGCGCGTCGAGCGCCGCGCGCACTATCCCGCGGATCGAGCGTTTCCCGTCGACGACGATCGACTCGCCATACATCGGCACGACCGGGATATACGGCCACACCTGATCCCGGCCGCCCGTCTTGTCCGCATTGCCCTCGAGGATTTCCGCCCCGGTGATTTTGGCGAGCTTGACCACGCGCTTTTGCGCCCGCCGCTGCTGCAATATGACCGTGTTCGGCGGCACCTGGTCGAGCGGCAGCACGCGGCCATCCCCCAACTGGGCGTACACGGGCTGCGTCTCGTCATCCACGAGTTCGGTGTAGTAGTAGTCGCTCACCCGCACATAGCCCTCGGGGAACCAGTCCGGGGCCTGGACGCCGGTCGCTTGGAACGCATCCTGCGACGTGGCGATCGCGTGCGGGTATTTCTCGGTGAACTCGTCCTTCGGCATGTCCTCGATGACATGGCAGAAGCGCGCCTTCCACGGTTCGTGTAATGGGCAGGCGGGATCGCGGAATACCGTGAACTGGTTTTCGATCGCCTGGTACTTGATGCACTGGTCGAAGATCGCCTCGGGCGTCGGTGGCGGCTCGGCGTCGTATTCGTAGGCCGTCAGCAGCCGGTAGTAGCCCCAGCCCGGGCCACACATCCCCTTGGACGCCTCGAGCCGTGCCGAGGCCGCGTTACCGGTGACCTCAACGTGCCGAATCAGCGCCTGGAACACGTCCGCGGTGTCGACATCCGCGCCGTTGTCGATCGGGCTGACGTTGATGGACGGCTTGGCGGATCGAATCGACCCGACGAGCTGACGATAGGGCTCGCCAATCTGGTCGATCGTGAGGGTCGGTTTATCCTGGGCGATCCGGTCGTTGTAGTCGTCCGTTTCCCACTGCTGGAGGTTTAGGAAGCGGAGATCGCGCTGGCCGTTGGTGCGCAGGTCCGTTTCCGCCGTGTTGGCGGTCTGCCAGCGGGACAGGGCGAGGGTCAGAAATGGGTTGCCCTCAGCGGGCGTGTCGGGCTGCTTCTTCTTGCGTGTCGCCATTTAACGGCCTCGCAGGACCCAGCGCAGACGCTGCCAAAACGTCCGCGACCGCCAATCGGTGTCCACCTGCGTGAGACGCCGGATCTGCTCCTCGCAGCCAATGATGCGCGCCTCAATCTGCCGCAGGACCGGCCCAAGCGAGGAAAGCGCCTGACTCTGCGCGTCCACGACCTCACGGACCTTGCGGCCGCTAACTCTGAAGTTATTGACCGTGCCCATCTAGCGCATCCATCCCGTCCCGCCCATCCGCGGCGCGCGATACTTGGGGGCCTCGCTGAATGCCGGTTTCGACACGACCGGCGCCGCAAACGTCAGCGCCAGCGCATCCCCGTCGTCGGGCGAATCCAAGCCGCGCTTTTTCATCGAGTCTTTGCTCTCCAGCAGCAGCCGATCGTGCTTGTCGTGGAAATACCCAGGCCCTGTCAGGTCCGTCTCGAGCGCGGGCGCGGCGTCAATCCCCCCGCCGGCCGCCAGCCAATCGCGCAGCTTGGCCCACATGTAAGCGCGCATATTGGCCATCCTCGGATCAGGCGCGTCCCCGCCAAACTGGACATCCACGACGTTGCGATGCCCGAGCTGCCGCAGCCGATCGGCAATCGGGCCGCCAATGCTGCCGCCCGTGGCATCCACAAACAGCGTGGCTACTTTGCGCCCTTGGTAGTCGGTGGCCAACACGTCGGCGGCGAGGGCGACCAACTTCATGGAGTCGCGCGCCTGCTCGCCAGGGATCCGAATCGGTGGAATGGAACGCGCATCCTTCCCGCGCCGGAAGCGGATCACGCATTCGTCGGCGCCGCCGCGCGCCACGTCCAGGCCCGCCACTAACGGCTCATCCGGCAACACCTGCACCTGCGCCCGCTGCGCCGCATTCACCAGCGCATTGCCGATAAATTGCGCGTCGGAGGCGTTCGGCGGCAGACCCAGCACGCGGACCCGGACGAAATCGCTGTCGAGCCCGTAATCCGTGATCCACTCATCGATCTGCTGTTTATTGGTGAAGCGCGACGTGCGGGAATCGATGATCCGCGGCGTCCAGCGGTGCCGCATGGAGCCAAAACAGGCCCGATGAAACGGGCCGGTGTTCTGCGTCGGGTTGCCGAACAGAAAGATCATCGGCTCGCCGTCGGTCAACCCGCCTTCGGCGACTTCGTAAATCTTGTCCGCGATGGCCGAGGCTTCATCCAGGATGTAGAAGCTGGTCGAGTCCTTCGCGTGCTGGCCGGCAAAGGCTTCGCTGTTCTCTTCCTTACTGGACTGCTTCGCGCAAAACCAGCTTTCCTTAAAACCCTTGCGATAGATGCGCTCGCTGTTGATCTCAAACCAGTGCGCCGTGCGGCATAGCTTCGTCCAGCGCTGTATCGCCGCCCACGTCTTGGTATCGAGCTGCGTAATGGTGTTCGCGGTAATCGTGCCCTGGCAGTGGGGCCGGGTCGACATGATCCAGTCCACCAACCACGCGCACATCACGGACTTGCCGATCCCGTGCCCAGAACTCACCGCGAGCCGAATCGCGGGCACGGGCTCGGTTCCAGTGAACCGCCGCGCCTGCACCTGCGCCCCGATATCCTCGAGCATGGCGCGCTGCCAGGTATCCGGCCCCGGCTCCTGCTCGAGCGGCCCCGGCTCACCCCACGGGTACATCGCCAGCACAAAGCCGAGCGGGTCCGCGTAGTAGCGCGCGACCTCCTCGTGCAGCAGCGTCTCGTACGAAGGCTGAATGGCGAGGGCGCTACCCACGGGCCTCTGCGGCACGCTTGCGACCCTGCAGGAGCGCGGCAATCAACGCCTCGTCGCCGCTCACTTCCATCTGGACCGATTCCTTGGCCTTCCCCTCCGTCCAGTCAATGACGGCCTTCGAGGCTTGGAGCTGCACCGTCGGGAACTCGTCGCGGTCCATCAGTGCCTCGAGCGTGTCGAGCGCCTTGGGCTGCATAGCTTTGAGGCGGGCCATCGCGGCGAGCTTCACCTGCGGGGCCGCCCCTCCATGCAGGCGGCAGACCACACCGCCACGAATCGCCGGCTTCCCACATCGGCGCCCCTGTCTGTTCGTGGCCTTGCACTGGACGGCTTTCATGGGGTTGGGGAGTTCGATGGGGTGAGCCTCCGGCCTAGCCTTAATCGGGCCGCGTGGGGCGTGCTTCACGACTGCACCTCGAGGCGCTGGCCGCGATCCCGCATGGTCCCGCCGATTTGGCCCGCCACGCGCTGCTCGCCGGCACCGGGGAGTTTTTGCGACCAGGGATCTAGCGCGAACGGCCGCTGCTGCTTGATGACCGCTAGGGCGCGCTGGTAGTCGGCCTCGATCTTGGCCGCCGTGTCGACCGGATCGTGCGGACAGTAGGCCATTTACAGGCTATCGGCCGGCATGGTGCCGACCTCGTGAGTGTTGGGGCGGTCGCTGTCGCCCTGCCGACGCGACCACATCGCCCGCGTCGCGTCCTCATAGGAGCGACAATAAGTGTCGAAAAGGTCGAACAGGCGCATCAGGAACGCCCCCACTAAGACCCCGACGCCAAATGCTCCGGCAACCGCGATCGCGACGGTCACCGGCCGAGGCTCCGCATCTCGGCTTCCTGCTGCCGGATGATGACCTTCAGCGCCTGCGTCAGCTTCTCGACCAGATAGGCCGCATCCTTCGCTTCCCGCTTGCGCTGGTATTCGAGGCTCGTTTCCGCCTTGATCCGGGCTCGATTAGCCTTCTGCTCGGTTTCGTAGCAGTTCGCCAGCACGCGCGTGTAGGCCAGTTCCGCGGCCGTCAGTTCCTCGCCCACATTGCCCATCAGGGCCGTGAGCTTGGCGAGCAAGTCGCAGGCACGGGCCGGGGATAGTTCCTCGTCGCGGATCACCGTCGCCATCGCCTTGATGCGATCACGGACGGAGGGCGTACGAGGGCTATCGCTGGCCGGAGCGGTCGCTAAGTTAAGGGGAGCCGTAAGTGTAAGGATGCGCCTCAGCAGGCGAAGTGCATCCCCCACATGTGGGTATTTCTCTCTGCGCGCGTGGACGGACGTCGCTAGTTCGTGGCGGGGCGAGCTACCGCATCGACGCCCTGGCGCACCTCACACATGCACCGTTTCCATCGCTGGCGGGTACTTGTCTGGGTGTTCGTCGTCGTAATCATCTGGGCATGGCGCAAGCACGGCATCCGGGAGCGCTAGCAGGTCAATCAACGACTGCCGCACCGCATCATTCTCCGCATCGGAGGCGTCGTCGCGCTTGTATTTCTCGAAGTTGTCCAGGCACCACTGCACATGCTCGCGCTCGAAGTTCTCGTCGTCCCAGACGATGTGCGCGGCGCCGTAGTGCATCGCGCTCTCACCGGCAACAGCCGCGTGCTTTTGGTAGATCTCCGCCACCGGCTTCGACCACCCCCAGTGGCAATACCAGCAGATCCCCACCTACGCAATCCTCCGGTCCAGCACTTCTTTCGTTACGTAGCGGGCCTCACAGGCCGCGCATTCGCGGAAGCGATCCACGCCATCTTTATCGTACACACGGCTTAATTCGCCGCCACAGGCCGGACAGGGCACCGCCTTGCTGCCCTTACGGCACTTCTGCCAGCCTCGAGGCACCCGGCTGGCCGGCGCGGTACGAGGATCGGCGGGCATCACGTCAGGGTGTCCATTCGCGCAGCCTCGTCCTGGTCGTTCCTCCCCTCCGCTCCCTCGCGCTCGGCCACAGTCTCTTGTTTTCC